ATTTGCGGCTTTTGTCCGCTTGGTTAAACTCTTTACCCACGGACTGTGGGACTCCTACTTTCTTAGCAAACGACGGGTTGTTAGCCACCGCAGCCATGAAATTGTGTTGCTTCTTACTCGTGCTTGGCATTATGCCCGCCTACGCCCAACAACGCCACCGCGTAAGTACTGCTGAACGTCCTCAAACTCTACATCAAACGGATTTTTTTCATAGCCACCCGGCATGAAGTCAGCGCCACCTTGGGGCATGAATTCACCACCAGCACCTTGTGGCGTAAAGTCCGGTTTACGTGGGGTGTCTGGAGCATCAAGTTGAGGGCCCATGTCAGCACTTTTGCCTAACAACATTTGTTCTAAAACGGCTAACTGCTCAGGCGTAAAGTTACTCTGCGCAGGTAGCTGTCCTACAGTAACAGGAAATGAATCTGAGCCGTATGCAAAAGCTTGGCTATCTTCTGCTTGCGGCCCCGTAAAATTTTGAGCGTTGGGGGCAATGGTGCCATACTCCATATCACGCAGATAGTTTTCAAAACGTTCCAGACCTCCCGGCCTATTTACTGACGCACTCAAATCCGCCATTAGCCGGTCTTCTTCCTTTAGGTCTACACCTTTTGGCCCATTACCATAAAATTCACGAGAAGCCTGTTCTATCCTGTTTTGTGCGGTTGGTAAACTGCTGCTGAGATTAAGCTTGTCTGTAAGGTAGTTAATCAGTTGGTTGCCATAATACGTTTGTGGGCTAAAAACTTTGAGTAGGGCATCTTGCTCGCTATAAGAAGGTCGTGTATAGGCGTACTCCCGCCCAAGTAAGCTAGCAAGTCCAAGTAAAGGCGCGGCCATAGTCAGTCGTCCTTCTTTCGACGGATTATTTCAGCAAATGGTTTGCCCGCAATCATCTCGGTGATGCGCATACCTGTCCACACAATCGTAAACAGTGCGGCAACCGCAGGAAGTAGTTGCATTACCGTACCAACAGCCGTAACAGCGGCAACGCCATCCGCTACATGCTTTATGGTTTCAACGTTTTCTTGTTTCACACCATCCGCCCTTTTGTCTTGCCTTTTGTAGCGCAGCCATCAGCCGCAGTTACATAGCCCCCATCCTTACAGTTCCATGCCCTCAAAGACTTATTGATCCTTGAGTCCGGATCGTTGGCAGTCTTGGCGCTGGTTAGCTTCTTCTTCATGCCTTCCATGCGGGCGCAGAAGGAGTCGCGCCGTGAGCCGCCCTCGGGTTGAGGACGTTTCAATCCGGGTTTCCCGGGGTTGGCCGCGTTGTACGAGGCCCGTCCCTTGGCATTCAAGCCACCCTTTTCGGATTTGCCCTCTTTGCGAGTCCATGCTGGCGACTTAGCCATAGAAAATTGTGACCGAAGTTACGTTTGCCACAGTTCCATGAACATTGGTGCTAAATAAAACACCCTCGCCCGGAAATATAAGATACGTAGGTTGCGTAGCAGAAGCCACGGTGTTAAGCGTCATAACGGTTGTGCCGCCTGACCCACCATCTTTAAATATCACGCTGCCAGCTGTACCTGTCGGAACCATGTAAACAGCTTTGACCCTTGCTCTAGCAAGAGCAGTAGGTGTTTGATTGGTAAATTGCCCCGTAGAAGTTAGCGGGACACTTACCTGTACATCAGTTTGCATCGACATAATCAATCTCCTTTAAAAACGGGGCCGAAGCCCCTTGGGTTGATTAGGAGTTAGCGAATGGCGTGGCAACAGTGCCTGTGCCTAACACCGTGCCAGTAACCATGTACTTGTTAGCAGCAATGGCAACAATCTGTACCCATGAACCGGCAACACCGCCAGTGGTCGTACCGTTCAAATTAATAAAGTCATTGGCAGCGGCGGCAAAGAAACCGACCAATGCTGCGCCGTCTGCGTCAACGTCGTTCATGGTGATTGAGCCAACGTACTTATCAGTACCGTCTGTACCAATCTTCAAAGAGCTTGTAGAGATGGTAGTAGGAACCCAGATTGTGTAAACAACGCCTTCGTTATTGGCTGTACTTGGGTCTTGACCGGGGCCAGATGTTGTGGGGTTAGCTGAAACATTAATTGTGGGCAATGTCAATGTCAGTGCAGCCGCTAAAGAACCGCCAACAGCAATGATACGACCGCCGTGAACTTCGGGGGTTAATGTGGTGCTTGTTGTGATGTCAACAACAGTCGCTGGGCCTTGTTGATAAATGCCGCCCAATGAACGAATTGGGCCTTGAAACGTAGTGCGTGCCATGATTTTTCCTTACATACAAGTTAAGTGCATCAGTCTGTATGTCGTCAGCCGGGACTGTCTAATGCACCGGATAAGCCCGGGTTAACGTGTTTATAACATGCTGTTTAAACCAATGCAACAAAAAAGGGGCCAAAGCCCCTTTCTTTTTTTCTAAACTATCAGGACGCTCCGGGTGAACCGAAGATACCTAATGGATCAGATACGCCGAAGCTGTAACGCTCACGGGCTTTGTAACGGACGTTGCCTGTGTCAAAGTCGCCGTCCATGCCTGTAGACATGGGGGTACGGACAAAGTGCTTCAAGCCGTTAGGCACATCAGTGGTCAAGAAGAACGCATTTGGATCAGTCAGATAGTGGTTAATTGTGTAACCTTCTGGGATTGAACCGTTGTTCTTCAACGCATTGATGTCGTTGTCAGCGGTGCTGACGCGCAGTTCAGTTTCGAGCAAACGAGTTGCAACGAACTGAAGTTGTGGTGGAATGATCAACTTCTTGGGTCTAGAAGCAATCAGCAAACCGCGCTCGTCTGTCCAGCCTGCGATTTGAATCACAGCATTTTCCAACGCTGTTTCATTCAAGTCTGTGCCTGTTGTAGGACGATTGCTGTTAGTACCGCCAGAGACTAGTGGGTGTGCTGTAGAGCACAAAACCACGCCGTCGCCGTATGTTGGGCCGCCTGTAAAGGCGTTGTTCAACACAAATGCAGCTTTAACCTGCTTGGTGTAAGCCATACCACGGGCCAAAGCCTTGGTATAACGTGAAGACAAGCTGTCATACAAGTTATCTTCCACAGCCTCTTCTGTGATGGAGAAACCCATCGCAATAGTTTCGTGGTTGTAACGTGCAGTCCATGCTTCTTGTGCATTGTCATAAGCGATGGCAGAACCCTCGTTTTTGACCGGTGCAGCAGAGAAACCAGACAGTTTTGTCTCTTCTTCAAAGCTACGCTCAGATGTCTCTGTTTCGTAGATCTCTTTGTGCTCGTCATCGTATTTTTCATACTCAAGACCGAACAAGGCATTTAAGCCGGGGAGCAACTCTTTAAGTAGTTGTGCGCGTGAAATAGCCATGGTTTATGCTCCTTATATGCCAGTAGAGTTGTTGTACTGGTGCATAGTTGCATTTATCTTGACAATAAACTCAACAAATGTATCAGAGCCTGTTGCTGTCTCACGAACCACATCAATGATGCGGATAGGCAGCGTGTTAGTGGTAGTTTGAGTGCCTTCATCAATCGCTACCGCTGAATTACCAGTAGTGGTAGAGCCAGCGTTTTGAATCAAAGCAATGTTACTACCAATAGCAGCAATGCCCATTCCGGCCACGGTTGTGGTTGCAGAACAAGAAACTACTTGGAACAACGTATCAGGATCATCTGCAACAACTGCAAATATCTTTGTGCCAGACTTGATAGACTGACTTGCTGGATAAAATTGCTGTTGCTGAACCTGACCAGTTGAACCGTTAGTAAAACTTACGCCTAGAAAAACTCCGCAAGGCGTGGCAGTTGTTGTGCCATTGTCTAACTCGATTGTTCCTGATGTAATACGTTTTACCAAGTCACCATAGAAAATGCTGGTGGCATAACCACTTGCAATTTCCATTTGGCGGGTTGCACCCGCAAATACCTGTCCACCTATTAGGTTTACAGGTTTTAGCCCGTAGGGGGCGTCTACCGTTGGATAAGCCATATTAGACTCCTAAATTTAAGAACCAGAACCGAAAACTGAACCCTTAGTCACTGTCGTGCGTTTATCACTAAACAGAGGCATACGAGCGTCGCTTTCGCGCATGAAGCTGTTATCTACTGACTGTATTTGCGCTTCGGAAAGTTGCCGATAATGCGCATTACGTTGTTCAGTAAATTCAACAGGTGTTTTGCAAAGAATAAGTCCACCAATTTCAATTGCATCTTTAAACCGAGAATTTGGATCGGCAAATGTATGCGCTTCAGGGTGATCAGAAGCCTTTACGGGCTCCCATCCTTCACGAAGTTTTGCGGAAACATTTCTAGCATCACCCACACCACCCATGCTGGTGCGAATCCATCTCATTGCGTATCCAGGTTCATCTTCTATCTCAGGAAGAAGTTGAGGCGGAGTCCACTTTTCAGCAGGTCTGCTTTCTTTTTCACGAGTTTCAAGTTCACGCTTCAATCGATTTTGTTCAGCCATTTTTATTTCCTCATTTCTTCTGCAACCTTACGGGCGTACAGTTCCAATGGAACTCCCAACCGTTTGGCTAGTTGTACCTGCGTTGCATTCAGTACGATTTTTCTAGGTGCAGTACTGCGCGTTGCTGGTGCAACAACATTTGCTTTTGGCGAGCGCTGAGATGTTTGTGCATCAGCGTAGTCCTCAGAGGCAAATCTCTCTGGGAACACTTGGCGAATCCTGCCATTGAGTCTACGGTAATACTCATCCGACTTTGGATCAACACCATCCTCTACGACCAGTTTCTCATGCAGCGCAAGCGCATAACCGGTCATTTCACGGTCTTTTCCAAACCAGCCATTCCGGGCTTGCCAGTCAGCTGCTCTAGGGTCAACCGCGTTTGCTTGCGCGATTTGTTGAGTTTGTACATCAGATTTATTATCTTGTAAAGGGGCAGGCCTAAAATTATTTACTCGTTCTGATTTGATTTTGGCAGAAGTTAGTTTGTCCTGCGCTGCAACCAAAGCGTCTGAGTCTCCAGCCTCGTAAGCACTCTTGTAGTCTCGTTTAGCCTCTTCTACCTCTGCTGAAACAGTCCGTTTGGCCTGCTCCAATAGGGCTTCTTGACTAGTACTGAGCGTGCCTTTTAGCTTTTTGTTCTCTTCGACAATTGACTGCGCCAGACGCAAAGCTTCATCTTTTTCACGAAATGCCGCTTCTTTGGCTCGTCTTTCATCGTGATACCCGCGACCTAATTTAGACAGTCGTTCTTTAAGTTTGACATCGGTGTATTTGTCAAGTTCTTCTTCAGTGACTTCTTCAGGTGGCGTATCCAGTGGTTCCCCACGGTTTCTATCCCCGGGGGGTGTATCGTCAACAATTTCAATGTCAAACTCATCATCTTTAGACTTTAAAGAAGAATTAGCCTTTTTCTCGGCTTCCTCTATTTCATCAGGGAAATGAAATTCCGTTTTTTCAAAATTAGCCATGATTTTTCCTTATGGGCGTTGAATACCGCGAGGGTCTTGGACAATCGCTTGAATAGAGTCATCATTGATCAAACGCCATTCTGTACCGTGTATTTTCATACGAGTGCCAGTATTTGGGCGTGTAATAATAAAGTCTCCAATTTTGCATGAAGGCCCGGAAGGAAACCTCTTTTCATCTTTAAATGCGTCAGGGCCTATTTTTGCTACAAACAACACCGGAGAAAGTATTTCCTCATGGTGCATCATTGTGGCGGATTTAAGGATACCGGACTCACTAAATTCTTCTTCTGCTTTGGGAAGCATGCAAAGAATGTGAAAAGTAGCAGGATCAGGAACCTGCTTAGCTTTCTCTTCAGCCGTCGCGGGAAGTACAGTGGCTGTGGCACCGTCTTGGCTTACGAGTATTTCACTCATCGTTTAGTCTTTCTATACGTTGTCTAAGGTCTTGAAGGTTGTAATTGGCATGGTCAAGACCTCTAATAACCCCTACCAATTCTCGATACTCTGCGTAGTCTTTAACCCCGCCAGTAGCAAGTTTGTCTATCGCCTGTTGGCGAAATTCGTCATTTTGCTTTTTAAGCAGTTCTATTTCTGTCATCTAACACCCCCCGGTTGTGGTTTAGTGATATTTTTAACTAAGTCAGCTTTAAGTTTTTGAGTAGTCTGACGCTCTTGCGAGGTCACACGTTGCTGTTCTTTCTGCATGTCCATCATGATGCGTTGAGCCTCAAGCTTGAGTTTTTCTTGAGCCAACTGGATGTCAGCCTGAGTTTTCTGTGCACGGGTCTGTGCTTCTTGTGCTTTGATCTGCAACTCGGCCTGCTGCATCTGGATAAGCGGGTCTTGCTGCATCTGCTGGTTCTTCTTGTCTTGCATCTGAGCCATGTTCTGCTGGAGCAACTGGACTGATGCCTGCGCCACAAGCTGAGACAACTGAACTTCAACTTCTTCAGGAAGTTTCTCGTTGGGTGGTGGGAGTGGTACGCCTAACTGCTCTTCAATCTTACGACGGTACGCAAACGCCAAGTGTTCTGCAATGTGAGCCATGATTGCCCCCATCATCTGCTGAGCCGCAGGGTTTTGACCCATTGTTTGCATAATCATCGGATCCTGCATGAACGTTGTATGAGCCGCAATGTGTGCGTCTTGATCCTGATAGATAAACGCCTTCGTAGGTTCTCCTCGCAAGAACGCCATGTTCTCACTTATCGGATCACGCGGTGACATATCATCATCTATCGGCACAAGCTTCTCAGCATTCTTTACACCCAGCACTTCAATCATTTGCCTATGCAAAATTGGAAGGTCGTAAATCTGAGGTGCTTGCTGAGCCAACTGCATTACAGCCTGATACTGCATGATGCGTTGGGCCATCGTAGAACTGTTGGGATCACTGACAGGTATAACTTCAACCATGTCGTAATCTGCCTGCATTGCTTCTGGATTGCCTGATACTGGCTCATAGTCGTAGCTCGCGGGCGCGTGATCTCTAATGATGTTTTTAAGGAGCTTGAACTCCTCTTTCATTGAGTTGTGTACACGGGCTTGCACCGCACCCATGATCTTAAGCTGCCGTTCTAAGAGAGCAAGCGTTGTACCCACGGGGGCCTGCGCACTCATGTCACTGACCTTCATGTCAGCAATAGAGCCAAGGCGACGACCTTCTTCTGTGATCTGGTTCAGCAATGCTGCCAACACCTGTGACGGCTCCTTGTATGGGAGCATCATGATGTTGTCTTTGATCGAGCCGCTTGGTACGTCTACATCACGGAATTCTCCCGGAGCAATCGGTGTATCGTCACCCTTTACACGCAGACCGCGAGACTTCATGCCCCCCGGTAAATTGCTGAGAGTACCTGCATCAATAAGTTGCCTGATAAGAGAAGTGCCAGCGCGAGCATAACCACCAATGATATGGATAAGACCCATGCCATAAGCACCAAAGCCCGGTACATAATCGTACTGAACCAAGTGCTGACGCTTTGTATAAGTTTCATCATCCTCTTCATAATTTCTATAAATAGCTAAAACTTTATTTGTGCCGCGATCAATTGCAATGATGTAAGGCAGAGCAATTTCATCTTCTTGCTCATAACCTTTTAAGTTCCAATCAATTTGAATTTCAGCAATCTGATATCGATCATCTTCATTGACTGAATAGCCTTGCTCTTCAGCTTTTTTCTTCTCAACATCAGTATGAATCTGAACAGGCTCGCCCAAATCAACGTCACGATAAAAACCACTGACCTGTAGTTTTTTTACATCATTCTTTGTCTTCCGCATCAAGTGCGTTACACGCTCAGCAGTTCTTGCTCCGCTTGAGCCATAGGGGATAATTACATCTTCAGCAGGAACAAAGAGTGACACTTGACGACGCAGGCCCGTGTCGTAGTACACTTTTTTAAACGCTGAGCCAGCTAGTCCCAAATTAAACAACATGCGTTCATGCTCTGGTCTGTACTCGGGCATCTGCTCAGTCAGGCGATAGTTCATGTCCTCTTTAACGCGAGCCGCTGCTTCCTCTTTAAGGCGGTCAATTGCGCCGATAATCTCCGTTTTAACGGGGCCTTGCGACGGAAAAGTTTCAGTAATAGTCTCACTTTGAAACCTAATTGCCGCTTCGGTAAGTACGGTGGAAAAGACACCACACGCACCATTCCAAGGCTCTGTTCTTTCCTCATACTTCATCCCTAATACTTCAAGACCTTTGACGTATGTTTCAGTCCAGTCTTTGCGTGAATTAATATCAGAATCAACATACTCCATCAACTCAGATGCAAGATTGCCCAACTCGCTGTCGTCCATGTCTTCAGCCAAGTTTCTACTAAACTCGTCACTGACTTCTTTACCGGGTATGAGCGTAATCTCCATTGAGCCATCAGCCAGCGTTACTGCATCGGGGTTATCAATCACAATTTCAATGTCAGGCTCGTCCATGTCCATTAAATCTGTAAGTCCTCGATCAGTGGGATAAAGAGCTTTGTCAATGTTGCTGGTAGCCATATCTGTCCTTAATAGTACGCCGCTGTTCTACGGCGAAAGTATTTAATATCTTCGGGTTCATCATTTGGCAGTCTGATAAACCCGCCTTGTCTAAACCGCATGAGTGCTAGTGTTGTTGAGTCAACCAAGTCATCATTAGTACCTGACGGGAAGTCGTTGCATTCTTCAATAACTTCTCTTGCCCACCTGCGATCTGGTGCAAACACTATTCCTCCTTGGAACAGTGCAGAAATTGCATTCACCCGCGCAATCTTATCTTGTCCTTTGCCCGGAGTAAACTCGCCTATGGGCACACCCATCCGTCTAAATTCTTGGTAGAGTGCCGAGCCGTTAGACTTCTTTTCTACAATAAACGCATCAGGCTCCCACTCCTTGTACTCCTCAAGCACCATCGCTTTAAGGTCTGGGTACTCCATTCGTTTCTTAATGGCATTGAGCAAAATGACGCAATAGTTGTTTGTCTCTTCGTTAAAGAACACACCCCACGTTGTCAGTGCGTTGTAGTCAGCCCTGTTGTTGGTCTCCTGCGCCGCGTCAAGACTCATGATGATGAACTCGCATTTGGGAGGATCATCTTCTTCCCAGATCTGCCACCACTCCCGTTTGAGTAACGCGCCTTCTTCAGATACAGGGTCTTGCATGTACTGGGCTTGCCAGTAGCGGGGATCCATACCTGCCTTCTTGCCCAATAATTCTTCCAGCGACCAGAAATCCCCCCACAGGGGTTTATCGTTGAGGATGGCAGGAAACTCCACAATCTCCCACTGATCTACATCTTCCTCTTTACCCATCTGATTGACAATCATTCCTGTCAAGTCTAGTTTACTCCAGCGGGTCATCACGATAATGATAGAGCCACCCGGCATAAGACGCTGGAGAGGGCCAGACTGAAACCACTCCCAAGCAGGAAGGAAAACGTCCGGTCTCCCAGTCTTAGCATCTTGTTCTGAATGAGGATCGTCAATGATAAATAAATCAGCGCCACGACCAGCAAGAGCACCTCCGACACCAATAGCAAAGTATTCTCCTTGGAAGTTTGTTCCCCAACGGGACGCGGATTTGGAATCTGACTGCAATTCGACCTGCGGAAAGATGTCTTTATAGGACTCAGAACCCACCAAATTACGTACTCTGCGGCCAAAATTGACCGCCAAATCCGCTGTGTGGGAGGCCATAATGACCTTTTTATGAGGGTATTTACCTAGAAACCATGCAGGTGCAAGGTAAGAAATCATCTCAGACTTGCCGTGACGGGGGGCAATGTTCACAATTACCCGTTTTTTCTTGCCATTTGCTATGTCTTCAAAGATTTTGGCCAGTCTTCTATGGTGTGGGCCTACTTTATAGCCCGCATACACATGATCAATGAAGGTTAGGAAGTCATCTTTGCCCACTTCCTGCACTGATTCACTGTCGTATATCTTTAAAAGCTCTAAATTACGGCGTTTATCCTCTTCTGCCATGAATGGCAGGGCATCTCGGATGAGTTTTAGCTGTTCAGGCGTTATTTTCATTGCTTACAACCTTGGCCTGAACGTCAACCGTGCGTTTTTCTAGTCTTTGCAGGGTTGCAAGCAGTTCAATCTCCACTTCTTCAAGAGATTGGTGCTTGATTGTGATTTCTGAGCGTTTCTTAAACGCATCAACCCCATCAACTTCACCTAAAGCCTTGACCGCAGGTAATCTGTACTTGGGATCAGGGTTGTCAGTCTCTTGTAAGAGTTTGTTTACGACGTACTTCTTTAGGTCTGCAAGTTCCCGCACGACCATGTAGTCATACTGAGCCACCATGCCTGCTAAATAGGCAATCGTCTCATTGGGATACTGCGCCAAATTCATGTCACTCTTATTAGAGATGACTTGTTCGGCTAGTTGTAGGGCTTGGCCTCGGTGTTCTTGTGTGGGGGCAAGGGGTTGCCCTGTTATGTCCGACAACATCTTGGCTGTTCTGGCCATCATGTCTAACTCTTCCTTTGGGGAAAGTTCGGGCATGGCCTCAGTAGCCGAGGTTGGCAATGGTACGTTCTCTTCAACGTCTGGTATGTTATCTAGCATAGGAGGAAAGTGGCACTCCGTTAATGTTTTTTAAATATACCACATATTTGTAAAGGGTGGTAGGAATCCTATAGGGGGGTGTTTTCTGTAAAAACTTGACAGCCAACAGTACGGAGAAAAGGAAGGGGTGGGGGGTATTGGGAAAATGTGGTGTGGTTTGTGCAAGTCTTAGTGTATAGGAGGCGATGGAACCAGCTCGCAGGATTGGGGGGGCGGGTATAGGTGGGGTCGAACCGAGAAAATTTGCAAATGCCGTACCCCATCAGGCATAAAGATAGTATGCAGAGCAATAGTGCTGTGCTGTAACAGGAGAGATCGAATGATCAAGTCATTGTGGGTTTGGTTGTCGCACTACAAAGTAGTAGTGCAGTGGGAAGACAAGCTCTTCGTTCATTATGCATACTCAATGAATGAAGCGCTGATGTGGGCTAAGCAGTACAGGCTCAACAACACGGTGGTGCTGATCGGCATCAGAGGCAGACTAGTCGCGGCTCGCGGCGAGTGGTAACGCGAGGGGCTTCGGCCCCTCTTCTTTAACTTAGGAGAATGACATGAAAACATTAGGTGAACTTTTGCGTGACAAGATCAACGCTTCAATTGAGAAGCGCCGTCAACTTGAACTTCAATGGTGGGATGCATACAAAGAAGTGTACAACGTACGTCCACGTTGGATAGACATCTCAGGATGGTCTGACGCTAAATTAGTAGAAGAGCTTGATGCGCTCAGCAGACCTGCTGAACACGAGCACTCAATGGCAAAGTATGAGAACAACTGATGAGGCTTAAGTAGCCGAAACCGCAGGGATGCGGTCTTGTTCATTAATATAGGAGATAGTTATGCGACAGCTTAGATTATTTAGTGATGCACATGATATGCAATACGCGATGAGTTTAACTAGCCATGAACTTGGCAGGATTAAACAAGTTGCTCCAGAGTCTTATATGTTCATCAAGTACATACGAGACGCAGTGCATAAGCACGAAGCAGTAGTTAGGCACTCAACAAGTGAGTTACAACAGAAGTTCTCTCGGTTTAATACCATGAGCAAGCTTAATATAAATCCATTCAAGGATTAACCAAGGAGGCTTCGGCCTCCTTTTTTTGTGCTCCGCCTTTTGATACCAGTTATTTGTCGCCGCGCGAAGGCGTGTGCGTGCCTGACCTCTAGGTTATAAATTCACCCTTCCGTGAAAACTTGCTTAGTGCATAGGATATCAGGCATAAATATAGTATCAGGGATGCAATTCGGTATTCCTGATTTTTGTAAATTGCTTTTTATTAGGAGACATTATGTCTAAAGCAACTTCTCCCGTAGTATCCGCTGAAATCGTCATCAACACTTTCAAAGACGCGGGTTATCAGTCCGCCCTTTCGGGTGAGCGCATGACGAATGTAGCGGCTTTCGTGATCAGCAAATGCCCTGATTTTCTGAATTCGTATTCTGACGAAGTAGGTGCAGAATTGAAATCAGGATGGGCACTTCGTTGGCAAGAGTTGCACCCTGCAACGATCTACTCTGACGAATGGGTGCCAAACCCAAAGGGTCAGCATAGTGTCAGTCTGGCGTTTTGTTTGTCTTACAGTCAGCAGGCTTTCGGTCAAATCAAGACTGACAATCCAGTTAAGCATGGCGTGATCAAGGGAATTCGAGACGAATTCAGCAAGTATGTCAGCAACAGACTGTCAGACTTGAAACGCGCTGTCCGCAAAGAGTTGGACAAGGGAAAGGTCAGAGAGCGCATCCAAGCGAAGGTTTGGACAGACTTCGAGAAAGACACTTTCGATGGCATGAAAGCCCGATGCAAGACTGCCCTTGCAAGGAATGATGCAACTGCACCTACTGAGGTTAAATTGCGCATGGCAATCGACGCCTTCAAGACTGCATTGAACAAGTAACCCTCCAAACCCTGCCAGATCGAAAGGTCTGGCAGGGTTTTTTTTCGTCTCGACCCTACGAGACCAGTTACTTGTCGTCGCGTGTGTGAGCGAGCGTGTGCGTGGGCAAGGCTCTAACTTAGTCGTTCAGGGTGTAGTGAAATTATTCCAATGTTCCAATGTAATTCCAACACGACTGGAACTGAACTGGAACTTTGGAATTCCAAATTTGAAACTAGGGTTACTACCTAGAAATTCC